TAAATCGTTCTGCTTGAGAAAAAAATACCCCCGTGCCTTACTCTTGTGCTTCTCTGAGTCACCACAGTAAGGACAACGGAAGTTGTATAGTCCTGATTTCTTTTCTTTGAATTTATCAAGTCGTCCACCTACTAGGCGAGCGTACTTGATGTCAATGTAACTCACATAATCATATCGCCTGTATTTACTATAGATGGTGGGGTAGATTCTGTCAAGTTCCTGAGGACCGATTGTCCGATTGGACTAACGATGACAGATATAATAGACAGAGCACCAAAAATAGACCACATCTTCTTTTCCATCGTGCGAAGACGGTCATCGACTTTACGGATGTCTCTCTCGCATCCTTTCTTGATCTCATCTGATCTCCTGTTAACCTCTCTATGGACTGACTCTATCTTCTCAAAGAGTACTGCGTCAATTCTGTCTTGCTTATCTAACTTCTCATTATGAACAGCAAGAAGTTCTCCCATACGAGTGGAATTTTCTGAGAGTTTATCAACGACCCTCTCCAGTCGTTCTATAATGGCACTATTAATATCAGACATTACATTGCTGCTCTACGCTTATCCCAGTAATACTTTAATACGTCAGCAGGATATACTCTAGTGATTGTTAAATGCTTTAGTTTCTCTGGTCTGTATATCTTTCTAAGTTCAATCTTCACCTCAGCAGGTGACTTACCATAGTATATAAACTCCATACATCCAGGACAGGTAGGACTATCACACCTGACTTTGAATGGTAAGTAACGTGGGTTACCAGATGATGCAGCATCATCAGGTTGTCTTCCCTCTTTTACATTACTCTTAACACGACAGTCAATTTCATTCACACCATCTTTACTCTTCTTACACTTATACTTAAGTGCTTTCTTTGCTCCCCTACCACTAGGTTGTTTCTGTGTACCACCTAAAGGTTGGTCTACTCCTGCAACAGGACCATTATTATCAGCATCGTTACTAAAACCTGCAGGATCTGAACCTGCACTCATTGTAGGAGCATCCTCCTTCAACGTACCACCTAGTCTCTCTAGTATGGCATTGTCAATTCCTTGCTTAACTTTATCAGTTAAATTCATTATAGTTCCGATAACTGTTTACTTACTATGGGATCGACCTCTACAAAATCTAACGTCCCACATCCTTGTTCAGGATATCTATTGATATACACCAGATAGGTTTTCAGAATATCCCAGTACTGTTTCTCTAGTTTATAAACAAGTAGGGGGATCGCTGCCTCACCAAATACATTAAACAGTACTATAAGATGATTCAAGATCAAATGATTACGTAACACCCCAGTCTTAACATACCTTCCAAAGAGTCTTTTGAGATACTTAAACCTCATCATATCTTCAAGGAAGTCATCGTATGTCACAGACTGGGGGTTGTCGTAATGCTTCATTGCGAAGAACAAGAAGTTCTCCGCATTGAGATTACTAAAATTCATACCAAATTAAATAAAATTAACTACCAAATGTTAGAGTCGCTGCTCCATTGGTATACTTAGTCTCAGCACCCTTACTGGTGTTAAGTACGCAACGATACTTATAACCGTTAAGTGTAGTACCTGCGAGTCCACTGTAAGCAAGTGTTGCTGTAGTGAAGTCAGCGTATGTAATACCAGTATCAGTACCAGCAGCAATATCTACCCAACGAGTAGTTGCATTTGCTGTCTGACGTTGCCACTTGTAAACCTTAGTACCAGACTGATCCACTGAGAATGCAGCAACGAATGTTCCAGCACCACTAGAAGAAGTAGAGTTAGCAGGTTGTGTACCGACTGTGATTGTCTCGTTGACATCAGCGTCAATAGTATCCTGAGCAAAGTCACCTGCTGTACCAGCAGCAACCTTGAGGGGAACTAAACACTCTGCCTTGTGACGTTCAGTACCATTATGTGTTTGATAAGTTTGATAGAGCCACCAACCAGGTCCAGTGATACCACGAGTTTTGTTTGATGCGATACCATCTTCAGATGTATCAACAAAAACTAAGTCGTAGTTTGAATTACTGTCACCACCTTTGACGACATATTCTGCGACTGCTTTAGGAGGTGTTCTCCTTATAACGGATGCAGCAGCAACTGTTGCTGTGCTTCCTGCATAATTCTTGTGCAATTCTATTGCAGTAGTGCTAGTTACTTGCTTAACAATATAGTTTACACTACTAATGTTTAGCACATCACCTACAACTACAGAGTCCCCAGCATTTTTAGTTACTGTAGCGTCGCCATTAACGACCCCTATAGTATTACTAAAGGCTGCAGCATCTATTTTTCCGTGGACTGCCATTGGTATCTCCAGAGATTTGTACTGTTCTATGTTTTATTTATATGCTACTAAGATTCGAGTAGTGCCTTAGAGACTGCAGCAACGAGTTCATCGTCAACCTTATTATCAGTCTTGGCAGCTGCTTTCTTTAGGATCTTAATAACAAAGTCTTTGATAACAGAATCCAGATCTTCTGGTATTCTATCAATAGCTTTGTTAATGATGCTAATAGCAATGGGCATTAAGAAGTTAATCATAACTCTAGTCAATTATCTAGAAGTATATATGATCAATCGGACTTAAATTTGCCATCCTTAACGTAACCCCACTTACCACCTGATAGAGCACGTACTCCTTTCTTAGGATCTCTCCTAGCTTTCTTCTTCTCGTCTGCCTTCTTAGTATCTAATTCCTTCTTAAACTGTCTCCAATCCTTACCGACCTTCTTACCGTGTTGCATACGAAGTTTCTGCTCGGTATTCTTATCCTCGTTATCTTGTAACCTCTTCTTTGATTTAGCATCATTGAACTGTGCTAATACACGCTCATCAAATTGAGCCATAGGACCTAAGTCATCGGGTAACCAACTCATTTTACTCTCTTGCCTCCTTTGTATCTTCTCTTTGATACTAGCACAGCATTGTCACCATATTTTTTCTTAAGGTCAGCTACAACATTGTCCACTGCCTTATCAGAGTTCTTCTTCTTGGTCATCTTATCGTTACCACTGTGCTTTCCACCACCTGATGAAGGTCTAGGTCTACCATCATCGTATCCTATACCATACTTAACAAGTTTGTCATCTCTCATACGATCATAACCCTCTTCACCTATCACATCACCTTGAGGTGTGTAACTTGCTGCCATTGCTTGATAAGGAACTGCCTTTCTATCAGCAACCTTCTTCTTCTCTACAGCATCCTTATGACGGTTAATTCCCATTTTTATTGCACCAGCAATACCCTTACCAACTGCCCTGTTACGTTTGTGTTGATTGAGTTTTTGATCCATCTTATCAGGATGTCTCTCGAAGGTTTGTTCTTTTACTTCTTTCTTCTTCTTATCTTTGTCAGCGTGATACTTACGGAACGCAGGTAGTGGTGAGTCCTTTGCGTCTCCACCCTTACTGATACGTTTCTTCTCTAGTCTTGCAAGTATATCTGCAATGTCTCTAGACTCTTTAGTAACTGCAGTGGTCTTCTTAGCAACTGGTTTCTTGTTTCCACCTGTTAATTTATCAATTTTTTGACCTACAGAACCACCAGTTCTTGTGCCAGCTATATCACCAGCAACTCCTCCTGCAATTCCTCCTGCTATTCCACCTGCAACAGTACCTGCACCAGGTACGACACTACCTGCAGCACCTGCAGCAGCAGAACCTGCTACACTACCACCAATACTTCCACCAATTCCACCTATAACTCTACCTGCTTTTTCAAATTTACCTGGCTTTGCAGACTTTTTATAAGTTAATCCACCTGCAGTAGCAAGACCTTCTGTCTGTTGCTCCAGTTGCTTTCTTTGTGGCAAACTTAAATTCTTTGCGTGACGTTCACCTGCTTTACCAGCTCTATCTTTAGCACCTTTAAGTGCTCCTTTACCATATTCAACAGCAGTTTCTTTAGCAGCTTGTCCTGCATATTTACCTGCTTTCTTTACAGCGTAACCACCTTGTTTACCACCAACTTTTATTCCTTGACGAACAGCCCACTTACCACCTTGTTTAACACCTTGAGATATAGCTGTACTAAGAGTTTCATCTAATTCTACCTCTTCCTTTACCTTCTTCTTTGATGTACCAGCTAACTTGTTACCTGTAACAGCACCTGCTACAGCACCTGCAGTACCACCAATTGCTTTACCTACCTGTTTACCAACCATACCACCAACAACAGGAACCGTTGCTTTACCTACTGCCTGTCCAACTGCACCACCAGCTACACGACCAGCTTTAGCACCTACTGCATATCCTGCACCAGAACCAATTGCCTTACGAACCTTATCACCTTTCTTTGCACTCGCTGCTCCAGCAGTTCCAGCTATAGCTGTTCCTACAAATTCTTTAATGTTCTTTCTGTTTGAATGATGTGATGGATCACCAAATGCAGGGTTGTTTCTATACTCAGGCTTTTGTGCTGCCTTTTCTTTACTTAATTTCTTTGCTTTGGCATCAAGGTATGCTTTCATAACACCCTTTGGTTTACCATCTCCCTTAGTGAGACCGTAATCCTTCCCTTCCATCTCCATCCATTTAGACTTATCACCAGGTATCTTTTTATCTCCACGGTTCATCCTATGAAGAGATCTTCTTAGTTTACCGTGACCTGATACGTTATGGCTTACACCAAACTTACGTACGTTCCTATCCTTCTCTTTTGTTTCAGGAGACTTACCAGCATCTACCTTAGCCTCTGAGAAATTCTGTTCAGGTGCACTAGAGTTAGGGTCACCAACTTGATTGTTTTCTTTTCTGTACTTAACAGACTTAACTTTAAGTGCAGTCTTACGATCTAACTTTGCTTGAGCGATAGCAGCAGCTTGCTTCTTGTCAGCAACTGCTTCTTGGAAGGATTTAAAACTTTTCATTAGTGAGCGTGCTCCATCTCTACTATTACTTCAAGATCCTCAATAGATACGTCCTCATAAAGGTTACCTGACTCATCCTTGAGATCATAATGAAATACTTTATAAGATCCATCCTCTTGCTCCACTAGATCGTGAGCACCAGGAATGGTCTCGCATACACCGAACTCTTTATGTTCGACATACTTAGCACAAAGGTGCTTGGGTGTTTTACCTGTGACACTTTTAGTTATCTTCTTCCTTTTGTTTAGAAGATATGTGTCAGAGTTGTCCTTGTCACCATCGTTATCGATGTCCTTGTCTTCCTTCCCTACAGGATCGAGCTTCTTCTTAGCTGCTTCACGCAAGCTATCAACTTCACTACGAAGTAATCTTTTGATGTCCTCTTTCATTAGATCGTCCTTTTTGGGGTTAACAATTACGGTGGTTTTTTTGCCCTTCACCTTTTTAGCCATAGTTATTTACCAAAGTTAGGGAAATGTTTTTTGAATAAAGCAGATGCTTCTTTGTGCTTACCTTTGTTTGTAAGATCTTTGGTTTGCTTAAGAACATCAGACTTCTTCTTTTGCTCAGGAGTCTTCTCTTCTTCTAAGTCCCAACCAAGACGCTCTCTCCAAGAGTTAGCATTAGCATCTAGTGATCTCTTATCGTGAGCAGCAGTTTCTTGCATCGCAAGTATCTGACGAACACGTTGTACTTTGTTTTCCATAGTGGAGTCTTCTCCAAGTTTCCTTGCTAGTTTATCGGAACCCTTAGAAACAGCACGTGAGGTTTTACCCACGACCTTTTTGAGACCTCTACCTATCGCACCTGCAGCACGACGTAATAGAGATTTTTTCTTGGGTTTTGTTTCACCAGAACCACCGCCACCACCTGTTGTGGTTGTTGTGGTTGTAGAAGAAGTCTTCGCTAAGTTCGAAGTGGGAGTGTCACCAGATCCTGAAGATCCAGATCCTGAAGAAGAAGCAACTGCCTTCTTCGCACCACTACCTTTAAGACCACGCTCTCTACCTTTAGAGAACTCTTTCTTAGTAGTTGAAGCTGCACGTTGTGCTAAACCAGTAGCATAACCCGCACCTTTAACTGCACCTTTAGCTACTGATTTAGCACCAGACTTAACGGCTGATCCTACTCTCTTAGCAGCATTGCCAAGACGAGCCATACGGCTAGGTTTATCTGACTTAGCAGGTTTAGATCCCTGTTTATCTGATAAACGCTTCTTAGCAATTGCACCAGCATCACGTGCAGGCTTTTCCTTTTGAGGTTTCTGCACTGCAACATTAGGGAATGCTGAATGCTTTGATGGTGCTTCTGTTAATAACTCTAGATCTTCAAAGGAATCTAAAGCCTCAGTAATTAATTCTTCGGAGTCTAGTTCGCTTAGTGCTTCGAGGATAACATTCTCCAAATCCTCATCAGTCAACTCATCGAACTCATCACCTAATTCTTCTACGACATCAGCGATCCAGTCGGTCTCTTCTTTCTGTACAACATTAGTACCAGTACCTTCTAGTCCACCTTTGTATCCTACTTTCTTTGCATCGCCTTTTGCTTCAATAGACTTCATTGCAGGGGAAGTAGATCCCTCAGTCGATGGCTTCTCTTTGATCTTGTCAATCTTACCACTGGCAGCACTTGACTTAGCACTAATAGTGTTTGCATTGGAGGTCTCACCTAAAAAGATCTCTGCTATCTCCAACTTGGCACGTGACTTACAGTGCTCTTGAATATAATCATCCACAGCATCACCTTGAAAGTTATTCTTGGCATAAGATACTGTATAACGTACCGCTTGTACGTCTGAAGGACTATACTTCAGGAGTTTTGACGTAAGAGTTAAATCCATCTGACTAATTCTTTGTAATTACTATTTAGTAGGGGTTTGTTTTCGGAAATGACTGAACTTCACTACACCTTGACCAGGTGTTAGTGCTTGAACTGCTTGTCTATACTCATCAGTACCGACTTTCCAAGTGTTGCCTGATCCATCATCAGCAGAGAAGTTTGATTGGTCATCTCTTTTGATTGAAGCATCTGCAACTTCTGTTAAACTAGTTAACCATACTTTAAATTCCCATCCGTGCTCATCTTTAAAGGTAGCGTAGTTAGTTCCACGTTGTACCACTTCACCACGGACACCAGTATCTGTATGCTCTACTAAAGTACCGATACTGAATACCTGCTCTGATATATATGCTTCACGCAAATCTTCTTGAGCAAGTTTAGGTGCAATTTTCCAGAGTTCTGTAACCTTTTTCTTCTTAGGTTCAGTTTCGATTGCTTCAACTTCTACCTCTGGTGGTAGACCCATTCCGACACGAACTTCTTTCATTAATTTCTTAGCGTCACTAAACCCTTTAGGTAATCCCTCTTCAAATGATTCAAGGTTTCCTTCAGCAGCAAACGCACGCATTTTAGATGCAGACATACCCTCAACACCTTCGGCATCGGGATCTCTCTGCCCACCTGATACTACTTCGAGTTCTTCGAATTCGTATGCAACACCATTATATTTCTCAAGAAGTCCTTTGAATTCTGACACACGATCAGAACCAACAACCATAGTGACACCAGAATAACCCTCTTGATTGAGAGTAGACAGTACGTTAAAGATGTTTGACATATCAGCATCGTTAACGATGGCTTCTGAATGTTCTTTAAACATCGATTGCATATACTGAATCTTTGTTTCTGGTTCTAGTGGATTAGATTTCCTATCCACTGTCCTACTAGGATAGATCCTGTAATTATCAGCACCTTCAGATGCAACCTTATCTAAGAGTGCTTCGTGTCCAATAGTAGGAGGATTAAAACGACCAAATGTTAATGCGATATGTCCTAGACCTTCACCACCTTTCTCAGGAAGATGTGCATCTTCTGCATCACCTTGTGCTGATCCTACAGTAGCTTGTTCTGCTTCTTTCTTATCTACAGCTACAAGACGCTCACCACCAACAGACTTGGCAACAATGTTCCCTGCCCTGTCAGCATAGTAACCGTGACCTGCGTGTGCAAGTCCTCTTTTAGATGCAGCTTCACCTGCAACAGTACGTGCCTCAGATAAGAATTGACTTAACTTCATCGCAATATAATTGGTTGTCGTTTATTATTTATCACCCCCAGTTCTTCTCTATTGTGAAGTTGGCACGGGAAAATTCAACTCGGTCAACAAGTTTGAGTGCTTTTCCTGATTTTATTGCCACAAATCCTTCGGGAGAAGTAACCTTAAACCCTTTGTCAGTCTTGAGATAGGTGCCTACGCTCTTTACTGCATTAAGTTTCTTAATAACTATATTTTTTGCGGATATTAGGTTCATATAGGATGCCACAGTCATATAAACTGCCCTTGCATTCTGCTTTAAAAACTTTTGTCCGTCTGTTTTTATCTTTTCATATTTCTTTTTAGTAGTAGGTTGTTTAACTGAATTAATTTGCTTATCTAATAGCGTGACATAGAACCCTTCAAATCCTGCTGCTACTTTTTGTACGTTAGTAATTGGTTTACCTGTTCTCACATAAGAGTTAAAGTACTGTTTGAATAGAGCAGAGAATAAAAACCTACCATCACCTGTGCCAGCAAGTATATCTAAGAACTTAGATGCTTGCTTCAATGATCCGTGTGTCTTATTGACCTGAGCATTGAAGGCAGTCTTCTCTTTTGGTGTGAATGTTGACTGTCCTGACACGTCCTTGAACGTAGCAGTACCTGAGAATACCTTAGCAGTCTTAGTAAAACTCCCACTAACATCACCCAATACTGCATTCATAGATGCCATATCAGAACCACTGTATTTTGTATGGAATACAATACCAAACTCTGCAGCATTAACTTCCTTATAGATATCAGATCCTTTCTCTACACAATAGGTAATAGTATTAGGTGTGAAAGCAATACAAGACTTACCATCTATTTGCTTCCTAACCTTATCACCATTACTGAATAACATATCACCCTGTAGTACACCCTTAATCTTAAGTGTACTTAGATATTTCAATGCTAGTTTAATTTCTTTTGCTAGTTCACCACTATAACCGTGGAATTCTATATCACTCTCAACATATATGATCTTAGGATTGGTCTTATTGAATACTGATTTAGTTCCCACAAAGAAAGCTTCTGTCTCAGGATTGGTACCACATACAATAGCAGGTGCTCCATCCCATTTAGTAGTGACAGTAATAGCACTCTTGGGTTCTGTCAACATCTTTCCTAGTTCTTTCAGGAAAGCAATAGCATTCTTACCACCCTTGGAACCTTGGTTTAGGATGTCATCTTCTAAGTGTTCGAGATGGGTGTTCTTAGTAGCCATATTATTATGCGTCCTTTAATATTATAACATTAGTTCGACCTTCCATCAATGCTTTTGGGTAAATCCCCACACGTGCACCCTTATATTTCTGTTCCAGATATGTGAATCCTCTATCCTTACGGAAGGTAGCACCAAAGACTGCTTGATAACCATCACCTTTAGTGAAAGCATTTACACCATTACGATCATTCCAAACGGTATGCTCCCATTTTAAATCCCAACAGTTATCTTCTTTCCAAGTCATAACTGCATTGCCTTGACCTAAAACGTGACAATTATTCTTACCAAATTTTGTACTATTACCATCTGCATCAGGACCAAACACTGACATACGAATTAAATTCTCATCCTTTATTTCCTTCATTACTGGTACTTGTAATTGATTATCATCTACATACGCAGTAGTCTGTTGTAAGAAGTTCTGTGTTTGTTCGTGCATTGATATCTTCCTTCCTGCTGCCTTAGACACACCACCATACTGTTGAAATGCTTTTGCACCACCTGTCTTCTTATGTGATATCCAAAATATCTCCTTACCCTTCTTATCTACGATAGCAAAATCTGCTTTAGGTGTACCTTTAAGTTCTTCAACACCACAAGCACCTACAATATTACCTATAGGTGTACATATTGTTGCTTCTCCTAGACACTTAACTTTCTCCTTTAATATTTTATCTAATTGTTTCATAGCAGCCCGTTCTGCTTTCTTAGTATCAGTAGTCCTAGTCTTTATATCAGGTTTAAGTATATGTGATACCATAATATATCCAGGTCCAGCAGTACCAACCTTAGCTAGTACACACTTGGACTTCTTGTTTGGACCACACTGAGCTAGTTTAGGTGATTGTATTTTAACAAGAGTACCTTCCCTACAAGTACACTTAATCTCCTCCTTCGATGTTTTATCATACATCAAAGTATTTTTAAGTAATGTCAGCCTAATAGATTTCCACTCAGGATTATCTTCTATGAGTCTAGATCGAGCTGATGGTGTTGTAATTCCCTTATCTGCCACTAAAGTTGTACCAACCTGTCAAGATATATTTATCTTGTGAAGGGGATACAACTCCGTGATGTGGATGTGTCCAGTATGCTGGCCAGAATAATACATCACCACGGTTAGGTTTAAACTGTTCATTCTGTGTAGGGAATACTGTCTCTCCACCATCAGTAACAGTGTTTAGATATATCATCCAAGCAATAACTCTATACTCAGCATCACCATCTGTTCCACCATCATTCTCACAATGTTCTTTAAAGTATCCTTCACCTGGTTTGTAATGTTGGATCTTAAAGTTAGGTGCTACTTGCCACGCTCCTATCTTATCTAAGAATGGAAACTCTTTGATGTATGCTTCACAAGTTTCTTTTAATACCCTAGCAACAGGTTTAAAAATGAACTGATCTATTAATAGATTTGATGAAAGAAATATCTCTGTACACTTCTTCTCCTCTGGAGATACCCTCATAGTATCACCAAATCCTAGAAGACCTTCGACTTGTTTGTCTGGGTTCTGCTTAAAATAGTTAATTAAAAAGGTGCACTCGTGGGGTTCAAGTGCACCTAAGTTGTTATGAATGTAATTCAAAGATCTCCATCAGCACGGTTTTCTGATTTTTCAACACTAAATTCTTCATCAGGATATCTCGCTGCTAGTTTGACTGTGTTACGAATGATAACCTCTTCCATACGTACTCCTAATGCCATACAAGCATTAGCAGCGTACCACATAACGTCACCCAACTCAATGACAAGATGTTCTTTGTTTGCTTCATTGTATGGTTTGCCTTGGAACTTCATCTTCTTGACGATTTCCATAAACTCACCTGCTTCAGCAACCAAACCAGATGCTGCAGTATCTAAACGTGCTATGTTACAACCTGCAGTCTTGAGATCTTCATACCTCTCAAGTAATTTGTCATAGTTCTTAGACTCTTCACTGGTGACAAGATCAACAAACTTAAGATAGTTATCTAAATCTACCTCAAACTTGTCACCTTTCTTTCTCTTGTCGTGCTTGGCTTGCTGACGTGCTTTAACTTCCTTTGCTTTAGCAGTAGGTGGTTCAGCGAATCCTTTTACAGTCTTACCAACATCTTTAGGAGTTGGTACCTTGGTCTTTTCAATGTTGGTCTTCATATCCGTGTCCATCTGATCCTTCAGAGAAGCGTGATCAGGCAGTCCAACCTTATTGAGATCCTTTAGAACCTCATTTACATCTTTAGATTCAGTCATACTTTAAAGTCTTTGAATGATGTTTTAGTTTCAGGAAGTATAGCAAGTATATTACCTGCTTCTACTTGTTCTTTAGTCTGATTAGCATCAACAATATCAGACTGATCCTTACAATCATACAACCTCATCTTGTTCCTGTCAATGCCTAGTGCAAATCTCTTGTTAGCAGTTGGATCATTGTATCGGTTCTTCAGTTGCTTGACCATAATTTTATTCTCTGCTTCCAAATCTTCAGAGGATATAAGTGCAAACATAAAGTCAGCAGTAGCAGGGAGTCCAAAAGACTCACTGGTATCGGTAAGATCAACGTCTGAGTTTCCATAGCCTGCCCTCGTAGTTTGTGTTGCAGATATAATTGGGAGGTCTGCTTCTACAGCAAGTCCTCTCAGTTCTTCAGCGATTGCTTTCACATATGTGTATGAGTTAACTATCGCTCCTTTATATCTGGAACTGGCACAAATATTTAGGTAATCAATGTAAATTATGTCAGGAATGAAACTCTTTTTAATAGCTAACTCTTGAAGCAATGCTTTGAAATGACCTACGTGTGCTGACGCAGTTGGATACTCCTTAACAATCAATCTACCTTGTGTTTTCTGCTGTAACTTCTCTATCTTATTATCAAACATAATCTTAGGTAGTTTCTCTAACTGCCTACAGTCTACGTTCAATAGATTTGCATCTATCCTCTCTGCAATTTTCTCTTCAGCCATCTCCATCGTGATATAGAGTACGTTCTTACCGAGTGATAAGTTACTAGCAGCACAGTGGCACATAAAGAGAGACTTACCCACACCAGTACCTGCAAGAGCAACGTTGAGAGTCTTGTTAGGAAGACCACCCTTTGTAATCTTGTTGAAGAATTCCAGATCGAAAGGTATTTTGTCCTCACGTCTGTGGTAGAAAGCGAATCTGTCTCCTGACTGTTCAAAATAATCGTGACCTACTGAATTATCGAAACTAACACCTAATGCATTACTTAAGATAGATGGTATAGCATCTCTACTCATATCAGAATCTGCCTGACCATCAGCGATCTGAATCGATTCTAATAGAGCAATGTAAATAGCACGATCACGACACCACTTTTCTGTAGTATCAACTAACCATTGGGACTCGTGTGGTTCCTCATTGAGGAAGGATATCTGATCCTTTATCTCCTTATACTGTGAATCATTTAGGTCAGAACGATTCTCTAACTCAATCGTAAGTGCTTCCTTACAAGGGAGTCGGTCGTACTTAACCATATATTGTGAGATCTCTTCAAAGAGAACCTTGTTATTAAACTGTTCAAAATATTCTTTCTTTAAATGTGGTAGGACTTGTCTAGTATACTCCTTATTAAAGACCAGAGTATTAATAACTAGTCCTTCAATAGAATCAGACATAATGTGAATAGGTGCCTACTAGGTACTTGTCATCAGAAATAGTTGGTTCCCCTGAATGTGGAAAGCACCACAACGGAGGGAATATAAGAAGTCTACCTTGCTTAGGACTGATTGTCAATCCATCAAACTTAGTTTCACCACCTTCCTCAACATCATTCAGATACCAGAACATAGTCAGGAACCTTTTAGCACTCTGGTGATCAGCAACATCAACGTGCTTCTCAAACCTATCATCAGTACCTTTACGATACTTCTTCATCCTAAACTGTTCTAATGAACTTCTGTTAGGGAAGAACTTCCTACAATCATTCTCATCCATATACTGCTTCACGAATTCGTGAGCAGAATTAATGAGAGCATACTGAATTATATCCCAGTCACCACGGTTCTCTTGATCTTCTTTCTTATCAAGATACTCTGTGATATTAAACTGAGTAAACTGAGGACACCCTTCCCTATCCCAATCTTCAAGATCTTCTTGTTGATCGAATAGTTTTATAGCGTGTTTACAAACTTCAACTGGGATGGCATCATCATAAGTTTTGACAAACTTACTAAGTTCCATATGCGAACTCCTTCTTGGCACACTCATCTAGTGCTTGCATTACTTCGGTGGTGAAATATTTGTCAGGATCTTTGAGCATAGCAGAAGGGTATACGCTAGAATCGCCAACAACAATACGGTTCCCTTTACGTTCAAAAACTCCATATTTCTCACCCAGTTCCAGTAGTCCGTAGTATGGATCAAGTCCTCTCTCATCATAGAATAACCTCGTAGAAATTTTTGCACTCTCTTTTGTGAACCTACTCTTCTTAGTTTCACATTTAATAATGTTACCAATCACTTCCTTACCATCTTTCTCTTTAGATTTGCTGAGGAAGATGATAGTAGATGCAGCGTACTTGAGTCCACTACCTCCACCCATTTCTTTCGTAGGCATATAAGCACCTACAACATCATATGTATGGTTGGTAACTATTCAGGGAATATTACATTTTGAT